CGATATACAAGTCGTTGTTCGTTCCACACAGCAACCTATCTCTCTTCCGTCTTACTGAGTCATCTGATGACTCACGACAGAATCAAGGTGGGTTCGATGCTCGTGATGACGGATACGAAGACCCCGACGATTTCTTTGCCGACCTTCGTGAAACTGTTGAAGAACACAACGATCGCGTTGACCGCGAATTCGCTGAAGAAGACATAATCCGTTCTGTCGTCGGAGGCGAAGTTGAAGGATCCCTTTATCGAGGGGGTCGTCGACTTAATCGACAAGAAGCCGCTGACCACCGTCGTGGCGAATCCGCTACCGAAACTTCACTGCCCCCGCCCGGTCTGGCCATGCCAGACATAGCTGCCGTCATGACCAATGTGGTCGAGACGATCTTCTCCTCTCCGACACTCGCTGAACGCGAGTCGACACTCGCTGAAGCGCGAGAGCCTCCCCCTCCTGAGCGAGTTCCATTTCACATGGACCTCCTGGCTCGGGAGTACCCTGAGCACATGTCGGAGATTAAGGAAAAGCCAGTCTCCGAGCGCCGCAATGATATGACCAACGACCGCTTCAAGGAAATTCTGAATGATTTTGCTGAGAATCGCAAGGAGAGTATGAACGAGTTCAAGGATCAGTCCTACGAACACGTTTACAATCTCACTGCAATGTCTCAATTCCGTCAGTATTTCAATGCTACCGCTGAGAAGATCACGTGGAAGACTTACGACGAGCCTATCGCTTGTACCCCATTGGGGGTCGAGATGTTTAGGCAAGTCGGCACTTCACCTGAGACTTTCGGCAAGAAGAAGAAGCAGTCCATGCTCCCACGCCCAGTTCCCGAAGACATTGTTGAATGTCTTAAGAATTGTGGTGTGGACATCGCTGGCTACAATCAGTGCCCTCTCAATCACAACTGCATTCTGGACTCCCTCAAAGCCCAGACCGCCCGTGTTATTCCGGGCAAGTTTGACGTGACTGCAGACGAGAGGAAGATGATCGATGAGTTCATTGACCTTTACCCCGCGTGCGATTTTGATACTAGCACGCAATATTTCAAATCCCAAACCCTTTATGACTTCCATGCGAAGCCCACCGGATGGTCTAACCACTATGCCGCTGGGACCAAGAAAGACTGGGCCGAGAAGATGCCCGACGAGCTTTACTTAATGTGCTTTAGCCGTATTGCCCTCAGACTCACTTGTGAGTTCGAGATGCCCAATATGTCTCCCTCACAGATGGTGAAGATCGGCTTGAAGGATCCGTCCATCCAATTTCCGAAGGACGATTTCTACGACCCCGGCAAATCTGAGGAGCTTCGTTGGAGGCTCATTAGTATGATGTCCGCGGTCGATCAGGGGGTGCAACTTTTGATGCATCGCCCCCAGAACAAGCACGATATCAAATCTTTTCATTCTAACTTGAACACGCCCCAAGCCGTTGGCATGGGGCACCATGACGAAGGACATAAACATCTTTTCAACAAGATGCGCCACATGTTTAAAGGTCACGACGACCTTTACACCGCGGATGCCACTTCATTCGACCAAAACAACATCCGAGGGTGTCACGTTTTCGACGGCCAGCGCCGTCTTGAGCGTGCTCGCAAAGATGGGCTTCCCCTCTCATTTGGAGAGGCTACGGCCGTCGGTTCGATGCTCTGGTGTGAGGCAATGGCTTGCTCCGCTCACCTTTTGTCCTTTGCAGGTCGAATTGTTGAGTGCAGGAAGTTCGGTGCCACTGCCAGCGGCATGCCATCCACTTCATCTTTGAACTCCCCCGCCCGAGGCGTATGCCTGGTCGTTGCTGGTTGCAAGAAGGTCTTCACTCAGAGTGATGACACTGTTGCAGCTCCGCAGCCTGATCCAGAGCGTCTCACCAGGTTTGGAGTTCTTACTAAGGCTGGGTCCACTTCTTACGGACCACTTTCTGCCGGTGTAAACTTCACGTCCATGTGCTATAAGGAAACTGTTGGCGCCAACGGCCATGTCGTCGAC